GAAACAGAGTGGTACCCAGGTAGCTTTCGCCATCTCAAGTAAGTTGAGTAAAATGCACATCTTCTTCATGAGTTTATGTGGAAGTAACGTATCTTTGATACAATACTCAGCAACTTCCCGAAGTTTTACTGGGTCACCTTCCTTGTACCGGGCGAACATCTCTTTGGGTGCCATGTCAATCTTTTGATCGCCTAGGTACAACTTCGAAACATTATTCAAGCTATATGAATCCAGTTTATAACCCTTCTTTACTTCATGAAACATATCGAATATGAATCGTCCAGACATAGGGAGTAGTTTGAGAACATTATCCCCCAAAGCACTCGAACTTAAATTTTTAACCGAAATTTCACATTCCTGACTTTTCAGTTTACCGAGCTTAAAAAATTCTGGATCACAACCCGTCATAAATGCGCGTGTGTATATATAATTAAGATCGAAACCGAATATATTCCACCCAGTCATAATGTCCACATCTTTTTCGTGTATATATTTCTGAAACGCTTCAAGTAATTCTCGCTCTGTATCAAAACTGATGATGTTCGATCCTTCTAATTTAGAATCTGTCTTTTTATAACATAAACATGTTTTGTCATATGGTTCGTCATTTCCAAATGTACACAGGGAAATCGCAATTTGAAAACACGTGTCATCTTTCACGTTAGGATCTGGAAATTTACCAGTAGAACTATTACATTCTATATCAAATGATGCAACCACAAATGGAGCAATATCATCACGTTCTACAGGTTTGAGAGTTCTCCAATCGTTACAAAATAAGTCTATATTCACATTGGATAAATGTGTGCGCACACATTTATCACCAGCATCAAGCCACCCAGTCGACTGAATACCGGTTCGATGCATTAAACGAAGAACTGGATCAATATTAGATTCAAATACCTTGAATCTTTCCATACCATAAGACATCTGGACAGCGGTTCTCAATATATAGTCAACACGGCGCCGACTTTTCAAGTTTTTGAAATCGAGTTTCATATAGGAAAACTCTTTATTGTTTTGAAAACCCCATACATCTTTTGATTTCATAATCGAATATGATACAAGACAGTCAGGTGATTTCTTATCGAGAACTCGATAGATCTCTTGGACGGTTTGTTGTGTAATGCGTTCAGGGAGTTTAATGAAAAAATAGGGTGTAAATTTAGTTGTTACACATATAGATTTCCCATCTTCAGTCTTACCAAAAATACTCACTAAATGCTCATCATCCGTATCTATCGGTTCCCATGTGAGTGCCTGAAACTTCACACCCATATCCCTTGTGTATACATTGAGGCAAAATTTTAATATCATTTACTAATAAATGTCAGCTGCTTTAATTGACCTCGTGTCAGTTGGTGCCCAGGATGTATACATCACGGGTCAGCCTGAAGTCAGTTTTTTCCGTCAAAATTACAAGAGATACACTAACTTCTCGATTAAGCCAGAAAGGCTTGATTACATCGGCACTTTCGGGAGTGGAAACGAAGTGACCATACCAATCAAAACCAAGGGTGATCTTCTGAGTTATGTGTGGATTGAAGCCGAAAATATCGGTGGTGTTGGTAATAGCAACACCGGTTTCTTCGATAAAGATGAATCTACTACAACCGAATTCCAACTTTGGATCGGAGGCCAAAAGGTTTCTCAAATCGATGCTTTGTATATCCAGGGTGTCCACAACATTTTGTATAAGGATACTCAAGCTAAGGCTTCATGTGCGGTAACTCTCGATGAGGTTCCCCAAAATGCGTTGGGGTCGTCTACCGCCGCCAATCACTATATTCTTCCATTTTTCTTCAGTGATGACTGGACTAAATCTCTACCCCTCGTTGGGCTCCAATACCATGATGTTGAAATCCGTGTGAAATGTCGGGGTGGTACGTTCGCGCCTAATAGCGTAAAGGTGTTCGGTACCTACGTCTATCTCGATACAGTCGAGCGCAATTTCTTTTCTGAATCTGAACATGAAATCTTGTTCACACAGACACAGCATCAACTTATGACTGCTAATGATACCGAAGTTGATCTCACTTACTTTAACCACCCAGTTAAAGCTGTACACGTTGTTTCCTCAGAGGCCGATAACAATCAATGGTCAACGAATTGGACATTCGACGATGCGACAATGTACATCAATGGTACACCTCTATTCGAGAACATGTCTGCGACGTACCACCATAACGTCGTACCCGAGATGCACTGTACCGTCCTCCCACAAGATGCCTTAAGTACTGTATCTACGTTCACATGGCCTTTCTGTATAACAATGAACAAGTCGCAACCAACTGGGACTCTTAACTTCTCCCGTATAGACAGTGCTAAATTGTCTCTCAATGGTGGCACCCGTGTCGGAAATATGGTTAGAGCGTATGCTGTCAACTATAACATTCTTCGTATCAAAAATGGTATGGGAGGGGTAGCTTTCGGTAACTAAGTCAATATATACTTTTTTGAAAAGTATAAAAAATGGTTAAATCTTCCTCACGACCCCGTAAAACGTCCAAGTTCGTAATAGATCTTGGTCCCGAAATTGACAAGGTCGTCAAGAAGAAAATTCAAAAGCGTGATGAGAAGATCAAGAAACAGAAATGTATTATTTTAGCACTAGAGAATCAAATTACCACATTATCTGATGATCCGAAAATTAGAAAACAAAAAGTTATCATAATCGATTTGGAAACCAAACTTTTGAATGCTGAAAAACGTGTCAAAGAGGCTGAAGATGAGACACGGAAGTATAAGGTACGCCGTGTAAATATTTCAAATAAGACGGTGGAAAACGCATTTAAGAATTTACGAGATGGTAAATCTCTTTCGAAAATGCAACCGAATACAATTTTATTGATTCAACAATCTGGTCGATGGGAAGAGGCTCGTAGAATAAACTTACAGAAGAAATTATGTTAGGCTTTATAGTATTCGTTTTGTTTTTAAGATTCTTTGTAACCGTTCACGCTCTCTCCGCATAAAAATATGTAATTCAATCACATCACCTTTCAATTTAACCTGTCCAGCTTGCCTCGTCCATATCGTCTGTTCAACTCTGACCATATCGATACATGACATTTTCACGTCTGGTGCGTTACTGTGATGTACAGTGACAGCCATTGCATCCCGTTTCGTTTCACGTGAAATATCACCTACGTGACATATAATTACATGCGCCCCAGAGTACCCAGCTATATGCATCCACCAATACTTGGGACTACTCATCATAGTGAGGTTGTCATTTTCTTTGGCATTTTGACCAACTCGTATAATCGTACCATCTTGGGAGGTGTATTCAATCATATTCAAGTATATACCCTTATTCTTATGTATCATTCTTAGAAATATCAAATTTGATAGCTGCTACTTTTGATTCGGGTAGTCTATATTGCTCGAATACTAAACTAATACGTTTACCTTTACCACCTTTACAATATATAGGTTCTACGTGATGTAAAAGATCTCCACGAAACGTGAGTTTTCTACCCAATTTAGGTTTATACTTTTTAACATCACTCGCATCTATACTACCGTATCCAGAGAGACATAAATTACCACCTTTGTATGATTCTGGTAAATGTATATAGATAACAGTGACACATATAGGTAGATAATCTCGCCCGAATGCTGTCTTGGCCTGATCACTTAACGACATATCGTAATGATAAGGTATAGATCGTTCTGTTTCTTTCGACGAATGTTCTATAATCACGGGATTGAATATATAAGCGTTTGTACCAGGTTCTTGTATTTGTTTGAACACTTCGTGTATAGGTTTGAAGGTGTCTAAAAACCTTTTTTCGTGCTGTGAAGAAAACGTCACTACAAATCCCTTTGTTTTTCCAAATCCATTTAATGTAGATCTACCAACGAACTTATGTTTTGATATATATTTTGACAACTCTTTACAACGTTCGGGTACATAAAATTCGTCTTGTATTTGAGTAATTGGGTATCCTGTACTATGAGTCCGCTTAGTCTGAAAATGTATAGTAATGTCATATATATAAGTATCTATGATGTAGTACAATATAAACGTAAGTAATATAATTGTAAAGATATACATGTGTTATAAAAGTATAAAATTATTATTGATATAAAACATAAATGCACGTCATAATACAACCTAGTCCAACATTCACTCATAAACTCAGAGTAACCCTCCCAAATAAGAGATCTATTGATTTCGGTGAAAAAGGTGTTCAACATTACGCAGAACATGGTAATTCTCGAATCATGCGCGCACAACTGCTTAAGAAAGGTGCTATCATTCCTAAGGAGCTGCGAATAGAAAGAGATCAGTATGAGATACATAGAGGAATGTTACAAATCAAAGAAAGTTCAAAAGAAGATTGGGAAGATTACTTCCGGGCAGATTTTTGGGAAAGATGGTTATTATATACATACCCTAATGTGACAAAGGCTAAATTATATTTGACATTAAGTCAAGGAATTATATTTTTACCCAGACCCGAAGACTTATGCGTCTGTCAAGACCATATTATTGACCAGTAGAGCCAAATCCACCATCACCCCTTTCAGTGTCTTCGACATTATTAATCTCTTCAATCGGGGGTGTTTCACAACGCTCCAAAACAAGTTGCGCGATACGATCACCCTTCTTGATTTCAAAGTCTTTCTCCCCATGATTAAATAGTACGACCTTGATCTCACCGGTATAATCTGGATCAATCACACCCGCACCAACGTCGATACAATGCTTTACACCAAGTCCTGATCGAGGTGCTACACGCCCATATACACCCGATGGAAGTACTACAGCGATACCAGTCCCTACGAGAGCTCGGCCAGCCTGGCACGGTACAATGGTATCCTCGGAGCTATATAAATCATATCCCACAGAACGATAAGAGCCACGAGTAGGCAAAGTAGCATCGTTACAGAGCCTCTTGATCCCTAGGGACATCTATTTTTATTAGTTCTCTAATCCTTAAGTTCAAATCTCCACCCTTATTTTTGGCTAGTAACATCGGTGTCCACCCGCTATGCGATACGTGATTGATATTAGCACCGGCCTCGATCAGTATACTCACTGTTGTCTCGTGACCGTATTCAATAGCTTTTAACAGTGGTGTCCAACCAATATCATCAGTTTTCTCAATGTCCACGTTCACCGCGAGCAGAACCTTCACTACCC